AACCCGCTTTAGGCGGTCATCTCTTAAAAAAGAGAGTAGCTATCGTTTATCTTGCTGCTTAACTAAAGGGGTGCGATCCTGTAAGAGTCCCCCAGATACTAGCCAGCTTGTTTATTCCCTTTGGCGCTACACCATGCGGGAGGGGTGGGTAATGCCCCCGTTTAATTTGCTTTAATCGTGATTTTGGTAGCGATGTCAAATCCGTTGCTAAGCCCCCTTACCAACTGACAACAAAACCACGACTAAAACAAACTTAATCGCATTAAACCACAACTTTTTAAAAGGAGCAACAAATGAGTAAAGCAGACGATGATGCAGCAAAGTGGATGGAGATGAACTCTAAAGTCCAGTATCGCAATTTAATACGGGCTAAAGAACTAGGGGATCTCTATTACATTAACGCTAATGGAGATGTAATCATTCACGATCCAAGTAAACCTATTGAGGAGAAAACAACACCTAATAAATAAATTGCACTAATCTTTATAATGTAGTAATGTCTTACCTGTAGTAACTATAAACCTAACTATTAATTTAAGGACAATTCGCTATGAAATATTGCATTGATTGCAAGTGGTTCATTGAAATAGAAGATTTTTGCGCCGCAGTCGTGGGTGAAAATCGTACATACCTAAAGGCTCGAGTAGAAAAATGCTCGTCCCCCCACGCACCTAAAGATCCAGTTTACGGAAAAGTACAGCCATTGCAGGCTAAGGATGCCCGAACCTTTGGTCATCTATGTACCAGTAATGCTAACTGGTTTGAGGCTAAAGAGTTTGAGCCAGTTAATGAACAAGAGGCAGATCTTGACGATCTCTCTACCATTCCATTCGGGAGATAAGCAATGACAAATAAAAGACCAGTAGGTAGACCTAAAGGCAGTAAAAATAAATCTCATATTAGTTTGACTAATGAAGATCTTGCAGAGCTTCAGAAAATGACACGCAAGGAAAAGTCAGAGATGGACAAGCTAAAGAATCTGATAGCTCGTCAAGATGATGTCATTGCGCAGCTCCAAGATGATCTGAGAGATCACAAAAACACTTGTGAAGTGTTGCGGGATGAGTGCGGTCAATTAGAGGAAAAGATCGAATCTTATCGTGAGATCCTTAAAACACTATTGGAGATAACAGAATGAAAGCATTTCCAAGCAAACATCAATTAACTCCAAGTGATATATATGTTGAAACTGGTATGGACTTGCGTGATTACTTTGCAGCTCAAGTAATAAATAATTTAATTTCAAACAACAAAATGCCTGAGATGATTCCTCATATATGCACTGCTGCATATAAATGGGCTGATGCAATGATGGAGGCTCGCAAATGAACGATCAAGCAGATTTCACGCCTCAGGTGCGTAATAGTGCTATCTGGTCAGGTGACAGCCGTAAGGTTGCTAATGGCAAGATGGTTGATGTCATCTTAGAGAAGCAAGGCAAGAAGGAGCTGCCAGACTTATCAGGCGTTGAGGCAGTGCAGATGGGTCATGTTATGCAGCCTGTCATTGGCAGATTGGCACAACAAAAGCTGGGAATTGAATTAAAGGATGCAGACTATGCACTTACCCATTCAAACCATGATTGGTTTAAATCTCATTTTGATTTCGTCAGTTCTGATGGTCATACACTTGTTGAGGCTAAAAACTACAACGCAGGAGTTCGTTCTAAGTTTGATCCTGAGTCTAATCGGATTCCTGCTGCTGATTATGCCCAGCTTGTCCACGAAGCTGCTTGCCACAATGTTAATCGGATCTTTTTGGCTGTTTTATTTGGTGGTCAAGAGTTCCATACATTCGAGTTCAACATTTCAGACGCTGAAAAAGAAGATCTCATCAAGAAGATGGCTCAGGTTTGGGGTCATGTCAAAGCAGGGACAACACCCCCAGCAGAAACAGTCGATCAAACTAAGATCATGTATCCCGAAAGTAAAGAGGGGGTCATTACGGCTACGCAGCAAGTTGAAATGGCTGTCACTTACCTTAAAGATATTAAGAATCAAATTAAGAATCTTGAGGCTGCTGGGGAGGATATAGAAGTTCAGATCCGTAACTTGATGGGAGAAAACCAAGAGATCAGAGCAGTAGATGGCACTAGCTTGGTTACTTGGAAGTCCAGCAAGAGCAGTAGTCGTTTTAGCTCTGATTTATTTAAAAAGGCTATGCCCGATATTTATGAGAAGTTCGTTATTGAGCAGCCAGGATCACGGAGGTTTTTACTCAAATGAACAACATTGATATAGCAGTATGGATTATGGCTGCCAGCTCAGTCATTGACACGATTTACACAATTTCGGAGATGATTCATGTCTAATTTAGTCGCTTATTCAGAAATGGAGCAGATGGCTACGGCTATTGCTGCCAGTGGTTTGTTTGGCATGAAGGATAAAAACTCAGTCTTAGCTCTTATGGCAGTAGCTCAGGCTGAAGGTTTACATCCTGCTACAGCAGCAAGAGATTTTCACATTATTCAAGGCAGACCAGCTCTCAAGGCAGACGCTATGCTGGCACGCTTTCAAAATGCAGGTGGAAAAGTTACATGGAGGGATTACGCAGATGACAAAGTTACAGGAGTTTTTTCACATCCCAACGGGGGCGAGCTTGCGGTTACATGGACTATCGAGCAAGCAAACAAAATCGGTCTTGTTAAACCTGGGTCTGGATGGCAAAAGTTCCCTAGAGCGATGCTACGAAGCCGTTGTATTTCAGAGGGGATTAGATCAGTTTTCCCAGGATCTGTTACAGGGTTCTACAGCCCCGATGAGGTCGAAAACTTTGAAACCACGCCCGTCAAGCCTCAAGTATTAAAAGAGATGGGGAATATTCAAGTCGTTGCACCAGAAGTCACTGTAAAGGCTGGCACTGAGGCAATAACGATTGAGAATATCAAGAGTGATTTAGGTATTCCCCTGCTCATCCCTGGCACTGATGAGCCTTACGCAGTGTATTTGAATCGTGATGATTGGATTGATGGCTTTGCAGAATTACACGCCAAGCTCCATGAATCTAAGAAATACAGTGATGAGGAGCGTTTTAAGAAGATTAATGCTTTGAGGGATTGCAATGCAGCCTATACAAAAACATTTGATGGCAATACAACAGCGAAGTTCTTATCAAGAGTCCAAGAGTTTAGAAAGGAAATCAACAATGGCTAACGGACATATCGCCCAAATGGGCAAAGGGGTGTTATTTCAAAATGAGAAAAAACACGAAAAGTCACCTGATTGGAAAGGCACTCTATTGCTTTCTGAGGACTACAAAGCAGGGCAAACTCTCAAGATAGCAGGTTGGACTAAGCAAACGCCTAAAGGCAGCTTAATCAGTCTTTCTGAGGATAACTGGAAGCCTGATACAGGCGGCACTTATCCAAAAGAAGTTAACAAGCGTGTTGATGACGGGGAAGTGCCATTTTGAAAACACTAATCGCTATTACACTGGTTTTATTTTTATCAACTAGTTACGCAGTGACTAAATGCGTTCCAGATGGTCGTGGTGGTCTTTGCTGCTGGGACACTGACACAGATGGTCCTTTTAAACCAATGAGCTGCTATTGATGGTTGTTTTAAATTTACCTTACCCTCCCAGTATCAATAACTACTGGATCGCTTCAGGAAACAGACGATTTATTTCTAAGCGGGGTAGGGAATTTAAAAATGCAGTCGCAGAGTATTGCGCTGAGTTCAGAGTGCCTAAGTTTGGCGATAAGCAAATTTGGGTAGATATTTTTCTTTATCCACGCTCTAAAAAGCTCATGGATGTAGATAACTGCATAAAGCCAATATTAGATGCCTTGCAGGATGCTGGTGTATTTGATGATGATGTTCAAGTTCACTGGGTTCGCATTGAGCGAGGCATGGTTAAAAAGGGTGGTGGATGCTTAGTAATGATCGACTATTTGGAAGAATCACCAGCTCAAGGGGAATCTGGCGTGAATTAGCCAGGTAGTTAGGGGTTGAGCCAGCCAACTTCTTGGGCAAGCTGGCACTTAACTTTATGGGGATAAAGATGAAATTGTGGTTTTTGCGTAAAAAGAAGTGTTATGAAATTGTCAAAGTTTGCAAGGATTGCGTTGTTTTGCGTGAAATATGAACGGCTCAAACACTTATCAAGAGAGGCAGACTGTTGTTAACAAAGGTGAGGTTCTATTTCAGGAATGGTGTCAATTTAACGGCTATCAAATCCGTAGGGTTGGCTTTGATGAAAAGTCTGGAAATGTGGCTAATTTTTTCAATTTGCCTTGCCTTTTACGCAATCTACCTGATTTTGTTATCACTAGAGGTGACGAAACAATGGTTGTTAATGTTAAGGGAACAGCCAATTTCAAAGAAAAAGAAATAAATATGATTCCGATGTTTTTGGAATGGTTTAGCAGTAAGAAAGCACCACTAGTTTATGCTTTTTGTTTTGAGGATTGCGAGCCTTTGTTTATCTATCCAGAGAAGGTCATTTATCTGTATGAGAAAGCACAAAATCGCAAATGGAATGATGGCGTTATTTATCGCAACTTAAATTTTA